CTTGCAGGAACCCTATAAGCAAGTTCACTTTTAGGTCTGTCCATACCGTCTTGTATCGGTTTAAAGAAAAACGGATAGTTGACAGATATTGGTACAACTTTATCGGTAAACATCTTTTTAGCATCGGCACCACTTTTTGATAGTATTCCATATCTAGAGTCACTTGATATAGTGGCTAAGTTAACGGTCTCAGCTGAGCTCATAAACGAAAAGCCACTACGTCTGTTTTTTAAATAACACATACCATAACATCTGTTATCTGCTTTGCATGCTTCCCAGAATATAAAAAATAATCTATTAGCTTCTCTAAAGTTTGGAGCACCAACGTCTATTTTGCTCCATTGAAGATACATGTAATGGCTGCCAGTTATATACGTAGGCTTACCGTTGTTTTCAAACCAAAAGCCTTCGTCACGACGTTTAAACTCTTCATCTATATAATCATACCATTGCTCTTTTGCTTCTTCAGGATACGATCTCCAATCAAATATGTTTTTTAATTTACCTAACTCTTTAGGATATTCTAACCTTTGCCATCTGCCTTTGTCGAACAAATGCACTCGTTTCGGTTCAGTCGGCAGCCCAATTCGCAGACCTTGAATCTCCACCACTTGTCCAATTTTTCCAGTTTTGCTAATAACGACAATATCGTTTTCTTTATTATATCCATACTTCCATAAGCGTTTTTTGTTAAGTCGACTTATAGTAGTCTTCTTAACTGGTTCAACAATTTTATATAGTGTTTGTTCGTACATTACTTAGATCTTCCTTCAGCAAAGCCTTTAAACACTCTTTCTTTTTTATCTTCAGGCTCTTTACCTTCTAATATATTTTCTTCTTCTTGTATACGATTAAGTATTTCAAAAGCGTCGAATATAGCTAGCTTTTTAGTTGCCGCAGCGTTTTTAAGCCTATCAGCAGAAACGTCATCTTCAGTGTTTGTGATAATCTGCTCCTGCGCAACTTTAATTAGCTCGTCAACTGCTTTGCGCCCAGCTAGGATTATACGCTTCTTCGTTTCCTTGATACTCATATTTAATTGTAATAAATTTATTTAAAACGCGATACAACTTAGTATTGTCAATAATAAACTCATAAGTTGAAAACGGTGTAAACCCAACAAGCTCGCCTGGTTTGTAAACGCCGTCTGTATATTTAACAATACCAATACATTGCTCTTCTTTCTCTTCAGCTAGTTTGTTCCTTTGTTTTATCGGCTGAACAAAACAATAACCATCGCAAGCCTTCCAGTCGTTGTTATCGTACAAAAATATTTGATCTTCTTTTACTAAGTAAGTATTTTCGTCAAAATAGCCTCTACTATTTTTTTCATTACCTTGCATGTCGTGCCATCTTCTAAACACGTTGTGATGCACAATAACTTCATCGCCAACTTTAATGTTAGTGTTAATAGCGGTAGGCACAGCTTTAACAATAGCACTTCTATTTATATATTGGTGATTAAATATTTCTGTATTAAGAATTAACTCTTTATCACCAACTTTTTTAGTATTATTGTATCTTTGCCCTTTTGGCTCTATAACAAAGTCAAACGGCGCTTTCACTAGTACTCTAAATTATATTCTATAGATACAGCCATGTTTTTATTAAAGTCTTTCCAAGGCATTACATCTTTATTTTTTCTAATGTATATACTATACTTGTCTTTGTTTTCAACTATATCACAAATCGTATGCCCTCCGTAAACTTCTTGCCCTACAGAATAATGCATAGCGTCTATTTTATAATCTTTACCTATAGTTATTTTACGAATCAGCTTGCTCATCGTCTAGGTATTTTATATTTCCATTATTAATGTCAACATCTATTTTACCATACTCTTCTTCAAGATTTTTATTTAAATCAGTGATATTGTTGTTAACATTGTCAAGCTCGTGAAGCAGCATGTGATGTCTTGCTGAAGTATTGCCTAACTCTAGCTTTATTTTGTTAGACATTGTTACTAAGCCTTGAACTTGCTTTAATTGTTCTTCTGTAATTTTTTCTGCCTTAGGTTTAAGGTCTACGATTTTTTCCTTTTTAGGAGTTTTTACTTTCGCCATTTTATTTAATTTAATTAGTTAATATTTATTTTTCAATAACTTTTGACTTTTCATCATCAGTCAAATCGTTATAAAACTTTTCTTTTATTTTTACAGTATGCTTGTCATCATCTTGTTCAGCGTAGCCAAANGTAAGTGTATGACTAGCTGGAAATCCATAAAAATTATCAAGCCTTTGTATTAAGGCTTCGCACTCTGCTAGTGTTCCTCTAAAATATTTCATTATGATATACTATGTCTAGTCATTAAATAATTTTCTATTGAAGCTCTATCGCTAGATGACACTTTACTGCTGCAATTAATTAATTCATATACTTCACCTTTTAAACCATTACTAGCAGAGGCAAGCATACCAACATTCATTTGTCCTAGAGTAGCAGTATTATTAGTAGTCATCGCTTTATTTACTCCATTTGTTCTAACTGTTATAGCGCCATTTGTTCCTCCTTCGTACTCTAGGGTAAGCAAAAACTTACTTGTGCCATCAAGACTGGTTAGCACTTCTGATGACGCAGGTAGCTCATTGTAATCAGCTGTGCCACTATTAAAGACACTTCCACTACCAGCACTAATTCCTGTTAATTGGAAAAAGTCACCTTTTGATAGTACTGTTATATTACCAGCTATATCAGTTCTTGGTGTAAATCCAGAGCCAGGCACACCGTCATCTACGAAATGATCTTCTTGAAGAATAACATGTGTTTGTGTTACGGTAGGAGTTCGGCTTAATTCTACTACAATAAACAAACTCATTCCTCCTGATCCGCCTGAGTTCATAGTATCAAATCTATCATGAGGAAAGTCAAAAGCATTGCCATCTTCAGCAAAATTCCAGTCGTAATCTTTTTGGTACATTCTGTCACTTCCATCAAAACGTACTCTTGAATTTATACCTGAGCCAATAAGTTCTGGTTGATTTGTTGATGCGTTTTGCACCCAGTCAGCTGTTCCTACTTGATCTCTCCATCTACCTATGAAGCCAGTACCTGTATCTTCAGTAATACCTGTATCTGCTTTCAACCAAGTTACTACTTCAGAAACGTTAGTTACACTAAACTCTTCTAAGGCCGCGCCACCTGTTATGCTATTTCCTAATCCTAACATTAGTCGCCTATGTAAGCTATTACAGCTCCTGAGTGAACATCTATTTCTGTAAATCTACCGTAAATAGTTACACCTTTTGGAAAAGTAACCGCGTCAGCTTCTGATGAACCACCAATAATAAGACCACCAGATCCTTCGTCTGTAGTTTCTGATCCATTATTTAAATCACCTGCGGCTTTTTCTGTACCTATATAAACACCAGCTACCGCTGTAGTGTTTACAGCTGTTCTAACAGTTGGATTATCAGCAACTAAACCACCCGCGTCGTCAAAAACAGTGTCAGCTAACATTGTTACGGCTACAAACACTTTGTTTGTTGGTGGTTTTATAGCATCACTACTCGCGGTAGTATACACGCTACCTAACTGTCCAAATCCATAACTTACTTCTGTTGAATTAATTCCCATTTTATTTTTCTTTTATTTGTTCGTTTTTCTTTGAGCTTCCACCGAAGAAGAAGTCTATTATTGTATTTACTTTAGCACTCATAGCGCCAAATATAGTTGATATGAAGCTAATTTCAAACTCACCTAAATCTATAGACTTTGTTACAAAATAATTAAACATTACAAATGTAATACCAAAATAAGCTATAGTAAATAGTGTTGCTAAAACTTTTTGAATAATAGCATCGTCTTTATAAAGATCACGTGCAGATTTACGATCTTCAACTTCTTTTGCAAAAGCTTCACGTTCTGCGTCAAGCATTATTTGTTTTAATGCTAACTTAGCAGCATCTCTTTCTTTGTCTGTAGTTATTACTTTATCTAGTATACCTTCGGCGTTTTCAACTACTTTACCGAATAAACCACCTAATATATTATTAACCATAAGCGTTTCCGTTGTTTGCTTCTTTTTCCCAAGGAAATCCACCATCTCCAGCTTCTTTAGCTACACCATCAACGATTATCATATCTTTACCGTTCATTGTAACCCTTGGATATATATTACCGTTCCATTGAACAAAGTCGTCACCATACGCTAACTTACCTATTTTCATGTCAGTAGCATGCCTCATCTCATGATTAATGACTTGTCTTTCAACAGGACTACCTGGCTCTATATCGTTACTTATGTAAATGCTGCCATCCATGTTAGCTTCACCCATAACGCCAGGCTCTAAATCTTTTCTAATAACAGGAGTTCCAGGAACAGAAATATCAGCATCTCCGGCTTCTTTACCAAATCTAAGCTTTTTTCTAATCTCACCTTTAACAGCGTAATTACCTTTTCTTGATCCTAGTTTAAATCCCATTATCTATCTTTATCTTTTATCATATCGTCAATAGCCTTATTAAAGACTTTGTCAGTATATGTTTTGTTTTTATAGAACACACTTCTATCTGATACTGGCATATCTTCTTCACCTAGCAGTATTCTATATATTCTACTAATTAGCTGGCTACATTTAAACGATGTTTTAAATACAGAATACTTTATTGTAGTTCTGTTTCTATGTCGCCAAACTTCTATCCAGCCTTCTTGTCTTAATTTATCCCACCGCTTCTTGTCCCAACTCATGGTATAAGTACCATCAATAAATTCTTGTCTTGTAAACCGGCCTTGACAGTCTAAGAATATTAGCAGTTCAAGCTCGGCATCTGTTAACCCGTAAGTCTTACAAGCCCACTTTCTAGTGAGCCTGTAATACTTAAGGATTTGTAATTCACGTAAATCGTGACTAGTTAATCTCATTCAAGATTAGTCAACTGCAGATACAGCGATTGCTATAGCAGAAACATCTGCAGAAAAAGACTTTCCAGCTTCAGCATCGAAAAGAACAACAGCGCCGTCGCTATTTGGTCCTTGGTTGATTGCTTGAGCTAATTCCTTCATAACTTTTACGTGCTTGTTAGCTGTAATAGTTAATGTAACAGTGTCACCTGAGTTAGCGTCGCCGTCAGCTTCGCCTTCAGCAGAGCCAGCAAAGTGAAGAACTAAATCAGTACCACTTGTACCATCGTTAGTTACACCTCTAAGTCTACTAACGTCAGCCATGTACACGTCATGCGCTTCATCGCCAATATCAGCGGTAGTAGCGTCTTCGTTAAAAATCAAATACTTTACCATTTTTTTTTGTTTTTAATGATTAATTAATAATTTGTTTGTCGTTTGTGTTTTATGGAATATTGTTTATGGTTTAGGTTTAATCTACTAGTACAATATCACTTGCCTTTATAACAAAATAAAGTTTATCTTTAAAATGTATACCGTGACCAGCATGTTTGTCGTAATAAACTACATCACCATCATTTATAAATTCTATTGAATTACCAGCAGATATAACCTTACCTTTTAAATATCTGTTGTCTTCATCTAAGTTTTCTGTCATAATAAGACCTGCAACTTTTTTTTGCTCAGTCTTTATTTTATCTACAATAACGTAATGATTAACTGCCTTCATCTGCTCTAGCGTTTGAGATTATACAATCAGCAGAAACAATAGTCATAACAACACTCACTGCATTTTTAAGTGCTGCTTTAGTAACAAGTACTGGATCTATGATACCTTCTGCTACCATGTCAACAAACTCGCCGGTTATAACGTTAATACCTTCACCTTCTTTGTCAGGTGCATCCATGTTAGTATCTATACCTGCATTATCAAGTATAGTAGCCATAGGTGCTATTATAGCTTGAGCTAGCACTTCTTCGCCGACTGTGTCGGTCGAAATTTTTTGAGATGCATTAAAGAGGGCTACACCGCCTCCAGGCACTATGCCTTCTTTCAACGCAGCCTTCGTAGCGTAAATAGCATCCTCGATTCTGTCTTTCTTTTCTTTAAGCTCCACCTTCGAGTCTGCCCCAACACGGATAATTCCAACACTACCCGATAACATAGACAATCTCTGCTCCAATCTTTTTTTAAAGAAACCATTTTTTTCATCTGCAACCATTTTAGCTACCTGATCTATACGCTCAGATATATCTTCATTTAAATCTTCTATTGTAGTTATTACAGTAGTTTTATCATCTGTAGTAGCAAACTCAGCTTCTCCTAAACAATCAGGCTTAATAAGATCTAAATCATCACCTAATTCTTCGTTCATAACTGTAGCGCCTGTAAGTATAGCAAGATCTTCACATGTATCTTTTTTAGTAGGGCCAAAGCCAGGTGGATCAATAATATTAACTTTAATGTTACCTTTAACTTTGTTCATCATAAGCGTAGCTTTAACAGGCTGAGCTACTGGTGCTACTATTAATAATGCTCTATTATTCTTTATAGCATATTCTAATATACCTTGTATCTTACGCACGTTAGGTATTTCAGACATGCATATAAATATAAGTGGGTTTTCCAGCTCACACTTNTGCTTATCTTTGTTAGTTACAAAGTTTGNCGANGTTAAACCACAGTCTACTTGTACACCATCTACTATTTCTACGTANGTTTCTTCAGTTTCTGACTCTTCCATAAGCACTACGCCGTCTTTACCAACTTTTTGGTACGCTTCTGCAATGATATTACCAAGAGTAACGTCGTTATTGCATGAAATAGCAGCTACATGCTGCAACATATCGTCATTTACGTCTATTTTTACGGAATTTAAGTACTCATTTACCTTTTTTAGGCCAGAATAAACACCATCTCGCAGATCTCGA